AGGTAATCAACAAAAATAATGTCAGGTCTAAATGATTTCTTAAGTGCAAGTTCATTAAGAAGTGACTTAAAATGTCCACTGTGTGCAGATGCTGTAGGGTATTCTTTAATAATTAGCGTTCCTTGTGTCTTCTTGGCAAGGTTTGTCACCTTATTCTCAAACATCACCTTTGGTAGGTCAGCAATCTCTTGTATATTAACATTTAAAAGATTAGCATCAATTCTTTCAGCAATTTTCTCCTCAGCCATCTCAAGCGTGATGTATAGTACGTTCTTCCCTTGGAGTAGCACACTGCTTGCGACATGACACATAAACAAAGACTTACCAACACCAGTGCCAGCGAGAGCAATATTGAGTGTTTTATTGGGAAGACCACCCTTTGTAATCTTGTTGAAAAATTCGAGATCAAATGGGATAAGGTCTTCCTTTCGATGATACGATTCATATCTTTCTTCATAATCTGTTAGATAATCATGTCCTATATGATTATCGAAAGAAACAGCCAAAGCGTCAGACAAAATAGTAGGAATAGCATCCCTTCCTTTGGTGTCATCTTTTCCATCTGCTAAAGAAATAGATTCCATTAATGCCAAGTATATAGCACGATCACGACACCATTTTTCTGTGGAATCAATTAACCAATTTAAATCAGAAGGAATATAATTTAAAGAACTATTTAACTCTCTAAGTTCTTTAATCTCAGTCTCAGTTAAATCAGATCTATTTTCAGTTTCAATTTTAAGAACTTCTATAGTAACATTTGATTCATACTTAACAATAAACTTTACAATTTCCTCGAAGACTATTTTTTCAATTCGATTTTCAAAATATTCTGGTTGAATGAAAGGTATTACTTTTCTAGAATATTCCTCATTGTAAATTAAATTAGAGAGTATGGTATTTTCAATTCTTTCCATAAGAGAAATGTTCTTTGGATATTTGATCTAGTTTTTCCATTATATCATCTGTAAAATATTCTGTGGGATTCTTTAGTATTTCTTTACCATATATTTTTTTACCATTTATTTCATATCTACCAGCAACATTTTTCCACATACCACCAAGTTCTCCTAATTCAAGAAGTCCATAGTATCTATCAAGACCTCTCTCATCAAAGTAAAGACGAATGTCTACTTGTTGGTTTTCTTTACTGAGTCTTGATTTAGCCGTCTTAGCTTTAATAATGTTTCCAACAATCTCTGTCTTATCCTTTTCCTTTTTTTTGCTGAGATAAATGATCGTAGACGCGGCATATTTGAGACCACTGCCGCCTCCCATTTCTTTAGTTGGGATATAAGATCCGATGACATCGTAAGTGTGATTTGTAACTATAAGTGGAATGTTTGCTTGACCAAGTTTTAAGGTGAGCATACGGAATGCACCTTTGACAAGTTGTGATTTGGTCATATCACGAACTTGTTTATCATCGAGAGCATCCTTAATCTCTTTCTCTGTTGAAAGCATACCTAATGAGTCTAACACAAACATACAAGGTTTGCGATTCTCTTCAGTTGTCTTTAAGTATATATCAACTGCCTTCAGTGCCTTGGTTCGGAATTCCTCAATTGTTACGACATTCACAACAACCAACCGTGTCGTATCAATTCCACGAGACTCCAGTAATCCTTTATTGACGGCTGCTTCAGTGTCAAAATAGAGACAATACCCATCAGGGTTAGTGTCCAAAAAGTTCTTGACAACAGCAAGCGAGAAATAAGTTTTACCAGTGCTCGACTCACCAGCAATGGCAGTAATACGATTGCTGCTAACCCCGCCAAAAATAGACCCACTAATGAGTCCATTAAATACGTAGGATCCTGTATCAATGAATCTTTCAGTCTCATCAATGTCTGACGCAATTTGCGTATATTCATCTCCTATCTCTTTTACTATTTCTTTTAAAAAATCCATATCAATTTAACTTTCTTATAGTATAGCATAAATCAATCGAAAAACAAACTTAGAGTAAATCTAAACTTGGGTGCCTTAACAGATTGTGGTCTGATAGCATGAGGTATAGATCCATCAAATAGAATTATCCTGCCTGGTATGAACAATGATGTGAAGATTATTTCATTTAAATTATTAGGATTATAAAACAAAGTTTCACCATGCCATCCATCTCTCCAATCTAAATTTACATAATATAAACAAACTTGTTGAGTTCCATGAACGTGCAAATAATGCACATCATCAGGTCTTACTAGATTACAAACTATTTTAGACAGTTTATTATTTGTAAACCAATCAGTTTCATCAATACATTTTTTAAAATGTGGTAACATATTTGTTGATTCTAATTCGTCTGTAGACCAATGACTATGAATATTCAAATCATATTTTTCTGGCACATCAGTATCTTCCCAACCAAGTCTATAAGTTGAGTCAATACAAAAATTCCACAATTTATCCCTTACAAGAAAGGGAACTTTATCATCAAAAACGTTCAAGTGACTCATTAAATTATCATACCTTTCTGCTCTCTTAATATTTTCTTATAAGGACCACCAGGATACATTTCTCTAACCTGTTTAACTTCCTTTAGTTTATGATATAATCTAGAGTCTCCTCCAAGTGCTAGTGCGTTAACAATTACTTCTAAATCTTTATCGTCGATTGGTAAATCCATTAGGTAAAAAATAGTTCTAAGTTTACAGTTTTTTCAACATTCCATCCAATTGCATCAAGGATTGCCTTGAGTGGTTCCACAAAACTTTTTTCAAACTGTAGATCGTAATCTACATACTTCTCAAGGTCAAGTTCTTTAGGAAAATCTTGAATGAAAGAAATAACATTCTCCTGTATGATATTAGGTTTCTTAAGATAACAAAATTTAATCTTTTCACCATTTTGAATTAAAGAATACTTATTAGTAAGTTTCTTTTTATTCACATAGTGATTGAATAATAGAGCACCACGACAATGTATTGGTGTGCCCTTCATGTATATTGTAGTGTAAGAATAATACTTCTTCACATCAGAAACAGTTCTCGGAAAAGAGATATCTTCTGGAGGTAGGGATTTGAATTCTTTTCTTGACTTATCAATAAAGTCAATCACATCTTCCTCAGTTCCATTCATCATCAATTTCAAAGCATCCTTGATCATTTTACGACAGGGTGCAGGGGTCGAAGACTTTACAGCTTCGATTCCCATCATCTTCAGTTTTGGTTCTTCATATCTAACGCCTTCACTATCCCACACGTTTAGTATATATCTCTTCTTTGCAGTCCAAATACCACGATCAGCGATATTCTCACGCTTCATGAACATCTTTTGGTCATATGCGTTTACATAACTGGCCAACGTTTGATAAGAATCAGAAATATATTTCTCGAATTCCACTTCACACACCTTATTAAGGAACGAAACGATCCTTTGATCATTCTCCTCTCTCCCCTTGAATATAGTTTGTACCAAAGGACCCAAATTAAGATAAATGGAATCGGTATCAGAAGCAATAACATAATCAACATCCTCAGTTTTTAGTATTTTGTTTAAGTATCTATTCATTCTGTCTTCAATCCAACGGATTGAGACTTGTCCAGATAGTGTGATGGCTTCTGCGTTTGCAAGTTTGTAATAACGAAAATATTGATTACCAATAGCACCATAAGCAGAGTTAAGTTGGATCTTCCGTGCCATTTGGATATTGTTGCACCTGGCGATCTCCTTCTCCAACTTTTTTGTTTTTCTTTTTTCATACTGTTGCTTTGCCTCCAACATTTTCTTTTTGTATATGGTTCGATCTTCATAGATCTTCTCCATTAATTCTGGTAAGAAACCACGAACATCTTTGCGATATTGTGCACCATTAGCACATACTGCATACTCTCCTTCTATCACTTCGTCTTCAGATAAAATTCTATCAACTGTGACCGTTGGATGTCTCGTATCGACAAGGGTTTCTGGGGAAATATTATATTGCATAATAAGGTGAGGATACAGACTATTAAGGTCAAAAGAGACCACCCAATCATAGCGTCCTGCAATTGGTTCTTTGACATAAGCACCTGCGTATTTGTCAGATTTATCTGATTGTTCTTTTTGTGGAATTACTATTCCTTTTTTCTTCAAATAATTATAGATGATTGTATCCCAACATCTTACTTGTGAATAGACATCTGTATAATTAACTTTGGCCTCATACGCCATAGTTAGGCATAGTTCAATTAGTTTCATCTTGTCTTCTAGTTTATCAACAAGTTCAACATCTTGTATATTATATTCTACAAACTTTTGATAATCTTTTGTATAGAAATCTTTAAATGTTTCATATGGATTTTCTAATTTAGATTCGCCTAGTTCACTTTAGCAATATAATTTAGTTTATAACTTTCTTGTCGGACATATGTAAACTTTCTATACAAATCATAAAAATCTAAATGTGATACTCCTTGAATATCATAGACTTGGTGTTTTCTACCCATTTGATAAACTTCTCTGTCTGA